CGCGAACTTGGTCAGAGGAATCACTCCATGACCAGGCACAAGTGCAGTTCGTGATCTGCATGCATCCACACCCTCCCGAAGGTGGGGGTGGTTGCGGAGCAGTTCACGAACAAGCACATTTGAGACGCGGTCACTCGCATCACTCAGATCGAGTGTTGCAAGTTCCCCGGAAATCGACCCTAAACGGGCCATTCGCCTATTAGGCTCCTGGTCCGTAAAGTCGATGAATGGACGAAGAAGATCATCGTCCAAAACACCGGTCTTGAACTCACGCCAAAGGGCCTGCTGCATGAACATCATGTAGCTAGGCTCCTCAGCAATGATTCGAGGCTTCTCAAGCGTCTTAGGAACGTGTGTAACCTTTACAGGTTGCTCATATCCGGGCTCAAGCAAGAGAGCACTATCCACGTGCTGGTGGAATCGTAAGTTTGGCACGAGATACTCCGAAGACGGAAATACTCGATCCAAACGCGCGGTCCACTCAAGCGCATCGTATTTGGCATTTCCGCCAACACGGTTTGCTGTTGCACCTGGGCCATGACTCGGTAGAAGTCCGTAGTAAGCGACTTCATGGTCTGCTCGAGAGAAAAGACGAGCAAACAGAATACGCCCAACGCGGCCAAAATCAGCCACCATCTCCTCAGAAAGGAGAGAGTCGGACGCCTCAACTTGCTTATCGACCTCAACGTACCTTGCGTACGCCGCTGCAACGCGGCGAGGCGAGCACTCAAGTTCAACCTTCTTAGCCAAGTAGCAAAGCTGCCTGACTGCGAAAATCGAATGAGTGCAGACCTCATTGAGGAGAACACCGCTTTCAGCGTCGAAGATGTTCTCAAGGAAACCCCTTAGAAATAGGGGGAGACCTCCTCGAAACCGGAAACCGGTCATCGAGTTAGGAGACAGGAAGCCTTGGTCAAGCGCTTTTTCAAACGCTTTTCCATACTTCGGGAGGGTAATCGTTAAGAACGATTCACCTTCAGCCTCGACGCGACGTGACATTGTTGCAATGTCACGCTCGGTGCTTACGCGACACTGCTCGCCCAAGTCAAGGGCGAGCACTTGCATGAGTTCCAGCAGGCTTTTCATACATTCCCTTTCAAATAGGGTAGTGTAGTCCTGTCCTGTTCGGAACTACAGTCCTTTACCAGCTTCAGGGAGAGAAGGTGGACGGCGGGTGGATAACCCGCCGCCCAGTGAGTCTTACGACTCACCTCCCAGAAGCTTGGTCACAGCGCTCCCGCTCGACGCAGCGAGGAAACTGACGAAACCGTCAATGTCCAGCTTTGCCGAGGCGGTGTCGTAGCCGACCGGAAGGTCGACGACGAGATACGTACTAATCGACGAGTTAACATTCTGCCCAGAAACGAGCGGATTGGCAACAAGCGAGTCGTGCGTGAGCTTGATCTGATGGCGCTGACGACGGCCGTACTGATGGTTGATTTCCATCTTGTACGAGCGGTCGCTCTTGGCGAACTTGCCCCCATTTTCGGAGGCAGAGGTACGCGCAAGAGACTGCGCCACAGAGTTAACTGTGACGGACTGCGGATCTGCGAACAAGAAAAACTCCTTAGTAGGATGAACCCTGGCTCTTATGAGTTCAGGGGGAAGACCTAACGGTCCTCATGGCTTCAGGGTTATACCCAGAGAGGCCAAGATGGCCCACTGCCTCAAGGTAAAACTTGAGAAAGTAAGGCCAAAACCGTAGGGAGTTGCTTTGATACGGCGTTTGCTTTCCAAGCGAAACGCTGCGGAGACTGTCCCATCAAGGAAGTTGCCGCCCATAGGCTGCACTACCTTGTGATGGGTTTCAGTTGTCCGCCTGGTGTGATGATGCATCAGGTATCCATAGCGCAAAACTAGCCCGTCCTGCCCAAAAGCAGACAGGTTATGTAAAACAGGTCCGAGATTAACGAACCAGTCTACGAGCCAGCTCCATGGGGTGAGATTCCAAAGGACCTCCGGATCAATCCGGATGCCCAAAAGAATCCTGGCCTGAGTCGCGATCCGGCTAGCCTCAGAGAGGTCTGCCGGATCATAATGATAGGTATAACATCCGCTGAACCACGACTTGTGATAAGTCTCGGTAACCAGCGTCCTACCACTATGACTCAAGACGCTCGACGGAGCGTCACAACGGAACGAGAGTGAATCCCTCGTATACGTTGTTTCGCGATCCGTCGGGAAAGACATCCTCCGACGAACGTTGCGACCAGAATCTCTAGCAAGCTGCGAAAGCAGCTTTTCGCTTTCATCAATAGATGAAGCGATAGAGAGAAGGTCAGAGATAAAAGGTTTCCAACCGAATTCATAGTTCAGATACTCTGAACCAAGATTCCGGAAAAAGGAAAGTTTATCCTTGAAGAGTTGCGAACCGATAAGAGAGGGAAAACCCTCTCGCATCAACTCAGCAACACCAACAGCAGCGTCAGCATGAGGATTAGTAGGAATTGTCGACGAGATAGCACGAGCTCCGAGACCTTCTAGATAACCGACTCCATGGGAGTCGGCCCAGTAGGTGTAAAGAGCCTCGTCCTTACTCGGGTCCAACCGGTCCCAATCTTGCTGCACAAAAGTGGGCAAGACTTGGCCGGTAAAAAGGACACCGTTATTTCCGGTCCTTCCAATAGTAAAACTCTTGGAAAGATCCCAGTCAGCAGTTACGCTGACTTTAGTGGAAGTAAAGGGACCTCCTACATCACGCGTGGTTCGACCCTTCTTACGGGCCGGCCATTCGTGAGTCTCGTCGATCGTAACCTGGCGTGAATCCGCGAAATGCGTGTTCACACCATTAGTGCCGAACCAGTAGGCGCCCGTACTTAACCAGCGGTCTGTATGACTGCTGGCAGTGCGGTCGTTAACTACTCGACGGCGTGTGCGATCGAC